AAAAGTAACGTTTAAAAAATTTTTAGAAATAGGTGTAAACTCACTATCTTTTATTTTGTAGTGACAATTCATAGGGGATTTTAATACAGCTATTCGAGAAGATAAATTTTTCACCGCCGGACAGTAAAAAATATTAGATTTTTTTTCGAGGTCTTTAGACATTCTTTTCTTTAAATCATTTCCTAAAATTGTAGGATCTTTATATAGAATACTCCAATCGTGATGTAAGTCCATGTCAGCGGGGGCCCAATATATAGTTGTTTTCATTGTATTCTTTCTTTATATCGTATATAGAGCATAAAAAAGAACCTTTCAACACAAAAATAATAAGTTATAATAGGATTCTTATGCTACAAAAATTAGGATTTGCACCAGGATTTAATAAACAAGTGTCAGAAACCGGAGCCGAAGGACAATGGTTTGGTGGAGATAATGTTAGATTTAGATATGGAACACCTGAAAAAATAGGTGGCTGGGATCAGTTGGGTGCGGACAAATTAACTGGAGCTGGTAGAGCTTTACATCATTTTGACAATAATGCAGGTATTAAATACGCTGCTATAGGCACCAATAGTATTCTATATATTTATTCAGGGGGTACGTATTATGACATTACTCCTTTAAGAACATCTATTAGTGGTTGTAATTTTTCAACAGTAAACAGCGAACCCACAGTTACAATTACTTTTCCTTCTCCACATGGAATGGTTGCAGATGATATAGTTTTGTTAGAAGATGTAACTACTTTAACCGGATCTAGTTTTCAAACAACAGATTTTGAAGATAATAAATTTATGGCAACCACAATTCCTAGCGCTACCTCTATCACTATAACTATGGCATCAAATGAAACTTCTGCAACTACGAATAATGTTGGAAGTTGTAAAGCAAGCCCATATTTTAACATAGGTCCTGAGCAACAGTTAGGAGGTTTTGGTTGGGGTACGGCAAATTATGGTGGGACTGCAAGCGGTCCTGCAACGACGACTTTGGCAACAGCTTTAACCAATACAATAACAACAGATATTGTTCTTACAAGTTCTGCTGCGTTTCCTCCTTCTGGAGAAATAAGAATAGGAACAGAAGATATTAGTTACACAAACAATGACACGGGAACAGGAATCTTAAGTGGGGGAGCTAGAGGTGTTAACGGAACAACTAAATCAACTCATAGTGCAGGTGTTACTGTTACCAACATATCTGAATTTGTAGCATGGGGTGAATCTTCTTCTGATGATGTAACTCTTGATCCAGGTCTTTGGGTTTTAGATAATTTTGGTACAAAATTAATTGCATTAATTTACAATGGACCTTGTTTTGAATGGGATTCGTCTCCTACTAACGCTACATCAACAAGAGCAACTATAATAGCTAATGCACCAACTGCATCAAGACATGTTTTAGTTTCTACACCAGACAGGCATTTAGTATTTTTTGGAACCGAAACTACAGTAGGAGATCCAAGCACTCAAGATGATATGTTTATAAGATTTTCGGATCAAGAATCTATTGATCAAACAAATTCGTACACTGTTACAGCGGACAATACGGCAGGTACACAAAGATTAGCAGCAGGTTCTAAAATTATGGGTGCTATTAAAGGTAGGGACGCTATTTATGTATGGACAGATACATCATTATTTTTAATGAGATTTGTAGGACAACCTTTTACTTTTTCTTTTGAACAAGCCGGAACTAACTGTGGACTAATTGGTAAGAATGCTTGTGTTGAAGTTGATGGAGCCGCTTATTGGATGTCTGAAAATGGTTTCTTTACATACGATGGTCAATTAAAATCAATGCCTTGTTTAGTTGAAGACTATGTCTATGACGATATTAATACAACTTCAAGAGATCTAATTAACTGTGGATTAAATAATTTGTTTACAGAAGTTAATTGGTTTTATTGTTCTAATGGATCTAATGTAGTTGATCGAGTTGTTACATATAATTATTTAGAGTCTAGTAGAGAAAGATCTATATGGACAACAGGGTCTTTAGATAGAACAGCTTGGGCAGATTCGGCTGTATTTGATAAACCTCATGCATGTTATTATAGGAATGATGATAATGCATCTTACGATGTGGTAGGTAACACAAACGGAACTACAATATACTATGAACAGGAAACAGGGACTGATCAAGTAAATGCAGGAGGAGTTGTTACTGCTGTTCTTGCAAACATACAATCAGGTGATTTTGATATTACACAAAAAAGAAGCACTACAGGAGCTGTTGCAGGCATGCCTGATCTTAGGGGAGACGGAGAATACATTGCAAAAATTAGAAGGTTTATACCTGATTTTATCCAACAGACCGGTGCAACTAGAATATCTTTTGTAACTAAAGATTATCCAAATAGTAGTGAAACTACTACAAATTTTGATATAACTAGTGCTACAAAAAAACAAGATGTTAGAATACGTGCGCGTGCAATCGCTTTTAAAGTACAAAATATAGCGGCATCGCAAGATTGGAAAGTGGGAACTTTTAGATTAGATATTCAACCAGATGGGAGAAGAGGATAATGGCTACAGACCAAGAGATAAGAGATAGAGGTTTTAAATATGTCCCACAACAAAAATATTTACAAAATCCTTTTCAGTTACCCGAGGATCAAGAACCTGCAGTTAATCAAGGTATTGTAAATACAAATGCTTTTACTAATAGCGATGGGTACAATTATAATCCATACAACCCCGATCCAAATTCAATAGTAAATAGAGATTATAATGCAAGAGCTTATATGAAAGCTAATCCTTCTGAATTTTTTGATTTAAATAATCCTAATGAAATGAGTGGACTAGACCCTAAACAATTAGAAGGTATACCTGGTGCAATTCAACAATATATACAAGGAAGTATTCCTGGGAGAATGCTTAAAAAAGGTACAGATGCATTAAATAATATTCTTCCTACAAACAGAAGAGCTATTTTAGAAAATGAATTAGGTGGTCAAGGTATAATGGTTAACAGTACTGGACAAATTGTATCTGATGGTGGTGATATAAACACAGCAGAAAATATTATGGCAGGTTACAATGCTTATAAAGTAGATGCCAATACTTTTCAAAAAAGAAGAACAATGATTGAGGATAATTTAAAAGCTGGTAAATATAAAGACCCTAAAAAAATGCAAGAAAAATTAGATGCTATAAATGCAGCAGAAGCTATGATGTTAGGCACTGCTACTGATAGAACAAATGTAATTTTTGATGATAAAGAAGAAAAAAAGAAAAAGAAAAAAGAAAAAAGCACTATACTTAATTTTTTAAAAACTAAAAAAACAGCTGATACTACTAGCAGTAGTTCAAAAGACGAAGATGTACAGCCTCAAATTACTACGTACACTCCTGATGGAACTAGTGGTGGTGGAGCTGGACAAGGTATAGATATAAGTGGTGCAGGTACTATACGTAGTAGCGATAATGAGTTTGTAGGTGATTCGGGACCGACTACTAAACAAGAACAAGAATATGGTTATTCAACGGATTTTGGTTTTTCTGACGGCGGTCGTGTTGCTTTTCGAGGTGGCGGAATGGATGCAGGTGCAGGATCAGATTTTGGTGAAGAAAATTTTGGTACAACAACTACCACTACCAATAATAATAATAATAATAATAATAATAACGACAACAACCGAGTAATTAATAACCCGGTAGATATTTCAACTGTAACAAAATCAGTAGGCGACTATGAAATTCCATATGGTCTTGAAGCATTGATAGCAGACAAGGGAAAATTTCAAGCTGTTTTAGATGCTGACGATATATTAAAGAAAAATTTAGGTTTAGATTTTACATACGATCAAGGTCCTTATGAAATAGGTTTTAATGCAGACATGGAAGGCAATAAAAATTTAGGTTTAAGTTACAATAAAGGTAACTTAAGCGCTTATGCTAACACTGATTTTAATGACCCTATGTTTGGTGTTAAATATAGCAGAGCGTTTGCATATGGAGGACTAGCAAGTATATTATAATGGCAAAAATTGTACAATCATTAACTAGAGCAAGTAAGGAATACGAACAAGCTACTTTTCAGTCGTTGGTAAGAGACCTTGACGGAGTTATAAATAAATTAAACACTACATTTCAAGAAGAAATTAAACAGGAGATAGAAGCTAGAAGTTTCTTTTTAGAATAATGGCAGTAGTAAACCAATATAAATTTAAGGGTATAGATAATGATACAACAGGTAATGCACTCATACCTTTAGGCACAGGTAACCCTTTAGTAAATGAAACTTATGTTATTAAATCTATACTTGTTACATCTGCTGGTACGCCTTCCGTGACTGTTACAAACAATAGTATCACAGCTATAAAATCAGCACAGTTGACAGCTAATACGACTAAAGAATTATTGACTCAACCCCTAATAGTAGAAGGTGGTAAATCTTTTACAGTACAATCTAGCACAACAGATTCGTTTGATGTAGCTATTAGTTATTTAAACATTAAAAAAGAAAAGGTAGACTAATGAAAACTACAGTAATTGATGGCCAAGAGATACCTGTTTTAGATGCAACCAGTGTTGAGACTACTTACAGACATATTAAAACAGGAGAGG